GTTCTCAAGGTAGGTGCGAAGGGCGCGTTCTGCTGCTGTCATGGTCTTGTCCTCCGAGGTTAGATGCCGAACTGATTGTTCTCGATTTCCTTCAGGAGGTCGAGAGCCTTCTGGCACTTGCCTCCGAACTCCATGAGGTCGCGGATGCGCTTGGCGCTGGCGTAGTATTCATCCGGGAAGTCGAAGCTGTCGTCCAGACCTTTGTGTGCGAAGGGGCGCAGGATGCGGTCTTTGTTGGCGCGTTCTTTCTGGAGTTCGATGCGGGCTTTTGCGATCTTGTTTTCGAGGGCCTTGATGGTGCTGTTGGTGTTCATGGTCTTGGGTGTTTGAATGTTTTTCTTTGCGGGTTAGTCGTTGTAGAAGCGTACTTCGCTCAGGTAGCCAACGTACTCGGCATGGCCGATGCTGGAGGTGGCTCCAAACTCATCAAGGCGGTAGACGTAGATGTTAATGCGGCGGCGGTTGCAGATCTCTTTTGCGGCCTCGACTGCGTCCTTCTTGTTTGTTGCGGTCTTAAGGGTGTCGTGGATGTCCTCGATTGTGTAAGTGTAGCGGCTCATGGTGTTGTAATTGCTTGTTTTTTAAGGTTTTACTTGCTGCCTTCCGGCACATCTAAGGTCGCTACATTATTTGGATATATCAAGTTAATTCGACTTTATTTTCGATAAATAATGCACTTATTTTCAATACTTTAGAGGTGGCGAGACAGACAGGGAACCACCCCTTCAGTAACGAGGGAAACCACCCTCTCCGGGTGGCCGCTGCGGTGCGTTTCTCTCTTAGAGGCCGAGGGGGTTCTCCAGCTCCGCGTTGAGCCTGCGGACGCAGTCGCGGATATCTTCGAGGGTCTCAGCGAAGAGGAACATCCGGTTCTTGAGCTGGGCCAGCTTAGTGGTGTCGCTGAGGAACTTCCCAAGGTCGATGTAGTAGCGAGCCCGGTCGCCAACCTCCTGTTCGGTGAGGCCGAAGGATCCGGTGCTGCCGATGTTCGTTTCAAAGACTTCCTTGCAGTCGTGCAGGTAATTCTTCTGCTCGGCCCGGACGCTGATCTCCTGACCGAAGGCGAACTTCCCGGCCTCTGCGTTCCAGACCGCGAACTCGATGCAGTTGTCGCTCATGAACTTCACTGTCCAGTGCTCTCCGAGGAAGTCTTTGATCCAGCTCTTCATAGCCTCAAGTGTGTTGTTGCTGTACTCGTTGTAGGCTCCGATCTGGATTTCCTTCTCGTTCTCCAGCTGGGCTTTGTGGGCAGCACCTTCTTCGGTGGCGTAGTAGGCTGCGGTCTTGGCGTTGCGCTCGTTGTCCACCTTCTGCTTGGCAATGGCGGCTTCGAGGCGCTCGATGTCGGCCTTGAGGGTGTATTCGCGTTCTTCCTTAGCGGTCTGGCGGAACTTCCAATCGGAGGTGCGCTCGGCAAGGTCGTAGGGTTCTTCACCGCGAAGGACGCGGAGGGTGTTCTGGAGTTCGTACTTGCGGGCGAGGAGGGTTTCTTTGCGTGTCATAATTGTCTGTCTTTTAAGGTTTTACTTGCTGCCTTCCGGCACATCTAAGGTCGCTACATTATTCGGATAATGCAAGTTAATTCGACTTTATTTTCGACAATTAATGCACTTATTTTCAATACTTTAGACACCCCCGAACACACCCGCGTCAGTGGCCTCATCGCCCTTCGCATCCTGCCGGATTTCGTAGTTGCAAGTAATCCATTCTTCCTGCCTTCTGCGGGAAGTCTTGCTGGCGGTGATGGTGCGGTCAAGCGTGTGGATCTTCCAGCCGTAGCGGTCAGCATACTCCCGGATCCTCGGATGCGGGAACATCGTCAGCATGAATTTGCCCTTGCAGTTAGAAAGCACCTCCAGCAGCTCCTCGAAGTCCTGCTCGTTGAACGTGCCGTTGTAATGGGCGCAGTCCGTCCCCACATAGGGAGGATCCACAAAGTGGAAGGCCCCCTCGCAGTCGTACCGCTTGAGCATATTGATGCCGTTCTCGCACTCTATCGTGACATGATCCAGACGGCCACAGAGCGCCTCGGTGAAGTCGTCCTTTGCATTACGCAGCTTCTTTGTGGTCGTCCCTTGGCGGTCATAGCCGAAGGTGCCGTCCAGCATGCTGGCAAAGCCCAGCTTCGAACACACCCAGACGGCCCAAGCCCTCTCCACCGGATTGAAGAACTCCGGATGGGTGTTGATGTGCTTGGCATGGGCATGGATCTCCCGGCTGTGGAGGGTGGAGTCGATGAGCGTCTTCAGCTCCGGATACCGTTCCTTGGCAATCTTGTAGAAGTTGATGAGCTCCGCATTGACATCGTTGATGACCTCGCATTCGCAAGGCGGGATGGCAAACAGCACAGAGCAGCCGCCACAGAAGGCTTCTGTGTACAGGGTATGCTCCGGGATCAGCGGGAGGATATGCTTCAGGATGGACTGCTTGCCACCGTAGTAGGATATGGGTGTTTTCATTTTTTGTACAGGTTGATTCGGTATTGGATGATGCCGTAGCATATGATCAGGAGGGCCAGCAGGACGGCAAGAGCCTTCAGGGTGACATTGAGTTTGGTGGCCGATGGCGGCTCATTCACTTCGGAGTGCTTTTCCGTATTCTCCTCCGAGTTCTCCTCCATCTGTTTTCCGGATACGGAGGAGCTGTCCACAACGACTGCTTGCTCTCGTTTGGCCGATAGCTCCGTCCTTACCACTCGTTTGACTGCTCCTATGGCGGGAGCAGCATCCTCAGTGGGATTCCGGCAATCGGGTGGCGTTTCGGGAGTTGTATCGACAGGAGGAAAGAACTCGACAATGGTCTGTTGCACTTCCAGATTCCCGGTCTCCAGCTCGGTACGCAGGTATTTCACCAGTAGGGAATCCCGCAGCGAGGCAGAGGACACCGCGTTTCGTGCTACCCGGATGGATCCGCAGCCGGGACAAAGGAGGAGCAACAGCCCACCGAGGAGCCATGCTACAAGTATAGTTAGTCTTTGGGTTTTACACATTTCATGAGGTCGTCTACTCGTTCTTGTCTTTCCTCCGGAGTAAGTTCGGCCGAAGGCTTGATTCTCTTTGGAGCCGGGGCATTTTCCCAAGGTAGCGGGAACATCTCGGTCATTTCCTTCCGGTCTTTTTTCTCCATCCAGCTGCAGGTCAGAACCCAAGTCTGCCACCTGGTACGCTCCCACTCCTGCTTCTGGCGCTCGATATTGGCCTTCGCCCTGCCAGCCCACACATAGAAGAACTCGGCTGGGGTCAGGTCATCGAAATCGTCTGGCCGAAGGCCCATCTGCCCGACTCCGATGGCAAACCACTTCTCGTATGTCGGTGGAGAGGGCTCTGCATCGGAGTCGGAGCTCAGGAGTTTGGGTCAACCACTCCGTCCAGCTTATTGATGAGCGGCTTGATGGCCACCGAGAAGGCATCGGCAATCTGAAGGAGGATCCCCGGATCCTCGTCCACTGCATCCCAGAGGTCATCCTCTGTGAAGGTCTTGGCATTCTTGGCTCCGGACTTCCGGGCTCCTTCGTTCAGGCCGTGGACGCCAAGGGCGATGAGTGCTTCGATGGAGTTTGCCGCATCCGCTGCGGTGACGATATCTCCAAACGAGAATCCGGTCTTTTTGGCGAAGGAGTTGAGTCCACGCAAACCGAAGTGGACGGGGTACTGGTTTCCAGCGATAGTAATAGTCAACATAATCTCTTGGTTCTGGGACATAAAACGGATAGCGCATCACTCCCTGCCCGTTAAGCATCGGCCGGGGTGAGGTTACCGCTTCCGGTGATGGTAAAGTTGTAGGTGGCATTCTCGCCAGCAGGTGTGCCGAGCGAGAAAGAGGTGATGTACCCCGTTCCGGTGTACTTCTTTGCAAGAGCGCCATTGAGTGCTGCCTTCAGCACCACACCCACGCTCGCCTTGGAGAGGATGGTCTGGAGGATATCCTCCGCGTTGTCGTGCGAGGAGGCCAGCGCAGAGTCGATGACCACGAGGCCCTCCACATCCACGCTCCAGCTGATATCTCCGGGGTACTTTTCCTTGCCGTTGGTATCCTTCGTGCGGATATCCTTGACCTCCAAGTCCACCTTCAGGGTATGGTTGGTGGCATGGAGGGTAGGCTTGCCCTCCACAGTGACGATGATGTCCTCGCCTTGGATGACCTGTTTGTTTCCAACTTGTTCTGCCATGATTTATAAGATTTTGAATGTTAATGTATAGCTGTGTAAATCGTAGTCCGGGTAATA